GAACAAAGTCCCCAAGACTAGGCTCAAGGCCAACCAAGTGGTCCAGAACTGTATTTCCAACTACATACGTCTTGGCGTTAGGGTTTTCGTTCTTTACGTTTCGTTCCGCAGTCTCTGTTGGACAAAGGTGGATGTCTGCCAATGAAGTGATTGACGCTCTGTTGAACTCCTCTGGGTACGGGTGTTTATTGTTGAATGTTCTCAGACCTGCTTCTAGGTGTATAACGGGAATACTTCTGTGAAATGCCGCCAATGCTACCGCAAATGCTGAGGTTGTGTCGCCCTGAACCATTACCGCCGAGTACTCACCGTCTGGAAAGTTTTTCAACGAGGAACAAACTATAGAATCTAGCCTGTTGTCGCAGCCATCGCTGCTTATAGTCATAGGTTCATACTGGTAATTCTCTATACTGTCATCAATTAATGATGTGTGCTGCCCTGTAAAGAGGAGCTTATACGGTATTTCCCCGTGTATGGCATCTACTATTGGTCTGATCTTAATCCACTCAGGTCTTGTTCCAAATGCTATGAGTATCATTGCTGCTGCCTATCCTTTACTAATTTATAACCCTGTGATACTATATAATTCCAATATGAGTTGGCCTGCATGTGACCTTCAGAAGTTCTGGATGTAGCTGCCATGTCTTCCCCATACTTAGAGGGGTCCAAGGAACCCCACATTTCAGGTTCTTCTTTCGGTTGAGGGGGAACGTAGGTGTATAAACCAAAATGCTTTTGAATAACGTATGAGAAATGCATATCTTCACCACCTCTCGTCAGGGGAGTCTTAGGCATTTCCGCCCAATAAGCACGTAGCCAATCTCTTTCAAAAAACCAACAATGTCCCATTATGTCTACAGGTTCAGGCTGCTCATTTCCATATCCAGAGCTGATGCTCTCATATGTACAACCCGGATACATATTATAGTCATCTCCAGTCATTCTGACACCCCTACAACCAAGTAAACCCCTGTGAGTTTTCATAGTTTCCAGACAATTCTCTAACCATCTTTTTCCGGGAATGGTGTCATCGTCAAAAACACACACATATTCAGTGTCAGCGTTCAAGGCGTAGGCAAATCTAGCCCAAACACCTAGGTTCTTGTTGCAAAATGCTGATGTACATTGCTCTATCACATCACTGGGGAATGATTCCATTGAATCTTTGTGGTAGTTACCCCAGAACATGATGTCAACATCGTCTATTGTCTGTGATTTGATTGCCTCATATTGTTCAGATAGGGTGTGAGGCCTTTTATACCCATTAAGAATTGCTGTAATCATTTTGAGATGTTTCCAATTAGTTGTTTGGTTTGCGATTCGAGATCAGGCATCTTGATATTAGAAAATATCCTAGCAAGCCTATTGAGACATGTGTGTTTTTCTAGCACAGTATCCTTAACCCTGTCAAAATTACTATCGTCTTCAGCTATTTCCTTCTGGGTTCCGCAGACAAATCTGCCCACCTTCAAGACCCCATCCAAAACGTCCTTCATCCTATCCGTCTGCGCATCATACTTACAATGATAGTATGTCTTGTTGCCGTATATGGTGGCATCAAAAAAGGCTTGCGGTATATAAGGATCTTCAACCGATACTACAAATTTGTTATATTTACCATAAAGCTCGTACATATCAAAGGCAGACATATGTATGTCCGAACCCTCTAGAGGTTGTGAGTTTTGTGTCAGGTAGTGGTATGTTTCCGCAGAAGACAGCAGCTCGTCCAATCTGTCATCACTTTTGTAGTCTGTTAGCAGTCCTAGTTCTATCTGATATTCAGGAAACCTTCTACCCCTTCTACTAGCAAATAAGTCAGCGCCGTGCATGACACTGATAAGTTTAGTTCCCTTAGAGGACAACCTGTTGAGTCTCTTGGGCTGATTGGTAAACAGTAGCGGGCAGTTTATTTTGGTTTCTTTAACAACATGGTTTATTAGGTCAACTGTTTCTTGCGAAGAACCTGTCACGTTAACAATTAGTTTTATCCTCTGGTTTCTGCGTAAGTACTTAAGCGCGTCATCGTTTAGGAGGGTTATATGCGTAATAAAAATGTCAGGCTTCACGATATCAAACATATCAAAGACGCTGACATTGGTGTCGCTCCAGAAAGCAGACTCCACACCATTGAGGCAATTGAGTGACTCGTGCAGGTATGCCGCTTCTGTGCTGGTGCTAGTCGTGTAGTTTTGTACTAGTGCCTTCATAGTATCTCCGTATCATGTGGTATGTTTTTATGTTGTTGATATTTATAAGTTGTTTTTCAGTGTATGGAATAACAGATATCTCAACCCCCCGTATAAACCTATTCAAAGCCTCGAAAAGAAACCTGTTCTTAAAGTCAATTAAAGATACAATCTCCCTCAATGTCTCTATGGCTTTCATGGAGTTTAGATAAAGCATCTCTGACCAAACGTTGTTTATACCATACGAAAAATTTTGTATTGCCCCTTTTGTGTCAGCGGTAAAGCCAACGTCTAGGTTTCTAGACCCCTCCAAAGCTGATACTACGTGTGTTTGAGAAGGATCTATTGACAACAATATCTCTGGGTCTAACATGAGCGACCCCTTGGAAACCAGAACTCTGCTGTTGTTGATATTATTAAGGCAAAGCCTCAGACTCTCACAACAGTTTGAGTGTTGATATATCTGATTTTCAACCACCCTAATTCTGGTGTCCGGGTAGTTCTTTCTTATGTGCTTTATAACCTTCTCGGAGTCGAACCCACAACAAACCACCACCTCGAAGTTGGAAAATACTGATTTGATTGCAGATATCTGCATGTCTATCAAACACTGCCCACCCATCTTCAGTAGAGGGGTTGGCCCGTATGACTTCATGCGGTACCCAGACTTTTCAGAAAGGAGTACCACACTAACAAGCTCGTCCATTCTTCTCTGAGGAATGCTCGGAGAGGTTATGAAAGTGCTTTTTCTTCGCATAGAAATCTAGCCTAGCCACCTATTGTTTTCTAGTGTCCACCGTATAGTCTTCTCTAAACTATCCTCAAAGTTAATAGGAAGGGACCATCCCAAGGACTCCATTTTTCCACCATCCAAAGCGTATCTAAGGTCATGTCCGGGTCGGCTGCTATGAAAGTCTAATAGTTCATAATTCAGCGGTTTACCAACAACACCTGCTATAAATTGAGCCATCTGCAAGTTGTCAACTTCTTTTTCTCCTACTATATTATACTTCTCTCTGTGTTCCCATTTTCCTTGCATTAAAAATAGTACCGCCGCCGAGGTATTTCTAGCATGTATGTAATGCCTTCTGCCGGGTTGACCCTCTGCGCTGGCATGGATATAAACCTTTTCTCCGGTTAACGCCCTATTGACACACATGGGGATGAACTTTTCAGGATGTTGCCGTTCTCCGAAGACATTCATGCAATGGGTTATGACTAACGGAAGTTTGTAGGTATTTGCAAACGCTAAACACATCTCCTCCGCCCCAGCCTTTGATCCTGAATATGGATTAGTCGAATCATACCGATCCCATTCTTTATACTTAACCCCTTCAGGGGCTGGGCCAAACACCTCATCAGTGGAAAAGTTCATGAACAGCTCCAGCGAGTCCAGTGATCTTGCATAATTTAGCAGGTTAGTGGTTCCTACTACATTATCCATAACAAAAGACATTGGGTCTTCGATACTTCTATCTACGTGTGAGCCAGCAGCTAGGTGCAGGATATAGTCAACACGCCCTATCTGAGAAGCTGTAAATGAATTTATTTCAGCCTTGAGATCGTGGAAGACAAAACTGACTCGGGATTTCCAGTGTTTGTGTGACTCTAAGACTTCGTGTAATCTGTGAAGAGTGCCGGAGCAGTCCAGCCTATCCATGCACACAATTTCCCAGTCAGTCTCTTTTAATATGTGTTCGCAAAGGTGGTGTCCTATAAAGCCAGAACCGCCAGTCATCAGTACTTTTTTAACCAAAACTTTTCTCCTTATAAAGGTCAAGCTTTTCAGCTTCTTCTTCCATTTCTTTCTCGAATTCTTTGTAGTCTCCAATATGCTTACCATAGTTCATAAGGAAGGCATATGATGAGATAAAGCCTATCTCATTAAGCCTGAAGAATACCACTTTGTCCATGTCTTCATTTAGAACCTTGTCAATGTACGGCAACATACCGTTGTGTAAAGTGCTTTTAATCGAAAGGAAACTATAGTAGCTAAAATTCTTTTCGCATTTCTTAAAGGCATCATACTCTCTCATGCTGCTTACTATATTAAACACTACTTGAGCCTTGATTCCCAAATTCTTAATATCGCAAAGAAGTTTAGTTCCCAGCTTTCTCTGCTCCTTGGTAGCCTCAAACGGCTGAGACAAGATTATGGACAGTTTATCAGTAGGGTAGTCTATGTTCTTCATTGTGTTGAAGAAATTATTAAACTCCCCTTCTGTTGCACCGTCAAGTTCTACAGAAATAAATATTGAGGGCTTAATCGAGTCCCTAACCTCTGCCATTCCAGAGTCTTCGGAGCTATATTCTGTAGGCCTAGCGAGATTACACAACCTCTTTACGACAAAGAACTCCTTCTCCTCGTCATATGCCTCGAAGAGTTCCCCTCTCTCAAGGAACTTTTCAGTCCTGCCAAACTTGCACCCGGTCTGTGTGTCGCCTTCGTATATTGCGAAAGCACACCCTTTACAGCTAGTTTGAAGGCGTTTCTCTTTTTGCTTCGACTTCATAGTGAATACCTGCTATCCTTGTTGTTATTACTTTAAGGCCTATATCTTTAGTTATGGACGATACTGTGTTTGTGTCTAACATAGACCTCTTTGTAAACAATACTTGGTTTGCTTCTCCTACGTTGATTTGATCTGCAACAATAGACCTTGCAAACAGCCTCATGTCTGTCCCGCCCACTATTACGGTGCCACCAAGCCTAAGCTTTTGCCTAGCGGTCATAATAAATATCTTGGCTTGGTCATATCCCATAGAATCTAAAGCGTCTGTGGCTAATATAAAGGAACATTCATTATCAGAGTACGCAGAAAGATTCGCATCTCCATTCTCGGAGACTTCCACTCTCTCGTATCCCTCTATATGACCCTCGCTTCCGCTTACTACATGTATTTTCACTTCATCACCTCGTCAAATTTATTGTTCCAGTTATCTATAAAAACCTTTTCCGAGAATCTTTCAACGACTGTCTTTCGCGCCTCATTCCCAACGTTTTTAGCAAGGTCTGGGTTTTTTAGAAGCTCCTCTATGAAGGCTCTTAACTCAGACTCGTCATTAGAAATGAATCCGTTCTTGCCATTCTCTATAACCTCCGGTATCATGCAAGTTGCCGTAGATACAACGGCACACCCACAAGACATGGCCTCTAGGAGAGAAGTTGGTATTGGACTCAGGGTAGAGGTGTTAAGAAAAACGCTTGCTGTATTGTACTCAGTAGCCAATTCCTCTGTAGAGGATGCTGGCTTTGAAAGACCTTCAGTATCACCGACAACCCTAACATCTAATCCCTCCGTTATCCTCTTCCAGCCGCTGTAGTTTAAGCAGTAGTCTCTGTTTATAAAATCGTTTGCAACGCTCAGCACGTTGCCACTTTTCTCTACTTCATAAGGTTTAAATGTCTCTGTGTCCACACTGTGATGTATGACATCAATATTATCAGCACCCATACCCCAAGCATCTCTTGAAAACTCCGATATGAATACATTGTAGTCCCCGACCATTGAAGCCATCTGTTGAGCTTGTCCTTCTGGCCATTGAGGGATTGGCAGGGTATGTTCTAGGGACACTACCGGAAGATCAAGCATTTCGTTTAGCCTTTGAGCTAGGTGAAATTGACCGAACTTGCTCTGCGAGAGTATGAAATCGTATTCAATTGCTTGGTAGATAGCATTTTCTGGAAGGACATAATAGTTACTAGGTCTAGGAGCAAAGTCTTCGTTCCACTTCTTCTGACCTTCCGCGCTAAATGCGTAGAAATCGTGCCCAGTTTTCGCTAGCTGGGTTTCATACCGCTCATGCGTAGGAAAGGTTAGTATGTTATACTTCTTTCTCTTGCCGGAAACAGCTTCTTTTATAATGTTGATTGTGCTATTCGGCATCTTTTACCTCGTTAAAAAGTTGGTTAAGGTTCGATTCAAATGTTTGGTATGGTACATCCTTGTAAGACGATGGTCCTTCAATTATTCTGTGTCCAATCAGATCTGCGACAGATGATATCGGAAACGCCGTAGCCTTTTGCATTGCACTAAACTTATCACAACTCTCGACTATTTTTTCACTAACTGTACCGTCTACGTCTACACGGACAACAACAATATCTTCAGCCGGAGGGCATGCTTTAATTATAGCTTGCTTCAAGTCTTCGCCATCAAGACCGCATTCATACATAAGAAATCTCATGGCGTCTCTATGACCTTGATACCTTAGAGTTTTATAGTAGCAGTTCTTAACCCCCCTATCCTGCATAGATGAAACACTGTGAGCAGCACCTCCGCTGGTATAGAAAGCTTCCAACACACCTAGGGAAGTCTCAACAAGTTCCAGACCCTCCATTCCCTGTACAATTGTCTGGAATCCATTTACAAGAACCTCACAGGAGTCTTTATATTCGTTAATCAGCCCGTCATATGACCAAGTGCAATTATATTTCAGGTAGTTGTTGGGGTTTTTGGGAAGCCCTCCAACCATCATCTTAATTGACTCTGGGGATGATTGCACAGCTCCATCCTCAGCAATGATATTAACCCATCCCGGAGCTAAACCTAGGTCTGTTATTACAGTCGCCCCTTTTTGACGAGCAAGTTCGTTGATCTGACGGCTTACAGGCACGCTACCGCCAAGATCACAGTAGGGGACGTTTGATTCAATACACTTTTTAGCTATGTGGAAATTCTGATGGTAGGGCATTGCGGAAATCACAATGTCAGCATTATCGTTGAAGTAGTCCTCAGAGGATGCGTGTATCAAAGAAACCTTAGAAAAGTCATACTCAGTATCAAACAAGTTTTTGGAATTGTTATCAACCAAAAATATTTCATACCCAAATTTATCCATAGACCAAGCTATGGCTTGCCCCATACGTCCAGCTCCCATCACTACAGCCTTCATGAGCTTCCTCCTTTGAGATAATCGCCTACCCATATGTATGCTAAATTTGCTACAGCGTAGCACAGGAACACTACAGCTAAGGCGTAGTTCTTTTTATACCATAAATCTATTGATACCACTAGGTATAATAAAAAGGCTATCACTAAAGCCCAGACACCCATTACTCCATCCCCTGCGGAAAGCTAAGTTTTTCGTCGTGATTAACAGTCCAAGCCACCTCGTGTGTAACTGCTCTTACGGTTCTCGCCGCTGATGGGAAACCATTTCCTGATTTCTTGACTCCACCAAATCCAAGGTGCGACTCAGCAGCAATACTACCACCGTTCCAATAACACATACCATAGTCACAGTTATCACGGCAGATCCTCGCTTTCTTAAAGTCTTCTGTAATTACTCCAACAGCCAATCCATAATCAGTGTCATTGTAAATGTGGACAGCATCATTAACAGTATCAAAGGGGATAATGGCAACATGTGGTCCAAAAACTTCCTGCTTTAGGTAGGGAGCATCTCTCCATTCCGTCTTATATACCATTGGTGACGCATAGTTTCCCGGAACTTTATAGGTAGGCTCAACAAGCACTTCTGCCATATCATCCTCGATTACAAGTTGATTGAACCTCTTAACTCTCTCAAGCTGCTGCTCATTAATTAGAGGCCCCATGTAAGCTAAGCTGTTTGCCACAGGACTTACAAATGAAGATTTACCCTCACCAAAGGCGAAGAAGTTAGAGCTATCTTTTTCTTCAGTAGCTTGCTCATCAAACGGTTGACCCGCAACTACCTGACCTGCATACTTAGTAAAGCTTTCACAAAATTGATCATAAATTCCTCTCTGTACTATAAGCCTCCCAGCAGACACGCATCGTTGCCCTGAAAGCTTAAATGCACTTGCTATACTGGCAGATACTGCTAGGTCGAAATTGGCATCATCAAAAACTATTACAGCCGATTTGCTGCCAAGCTCGCAAGAGCATGTCTTATTCCAGCTATCAGCACAGACTCTGCGTATATGCTGTCCAACCTCGGCACTGCCAGTAAAGCAAATATGGTCTACCTCTGGATGTTTCGCTAACTCATCACCTACTTCACCGTCACCATGGATGAGGTTTAGAACTCCCGGTGGTATTCCAGCCTCTACGTAAGCCTTAACAGCCAGCTCCGTACTAAGCGGAGCGTCTTCACTGGGTTTGATTACAACTGTATTTCCCTCTACTAGAGCTGGGGCAGCACACCAGAATGCACCAATAGCTAGAGGAAAATTCCAAGGGCTTATAATGGCTACAACACCCTTCGGCTTCCGTAGCATGTAAGCGTCCTTCTCTGCTATCTCAGAAGACAACGCTTCTCCATGAGGCATCCTGCCGGTACCAAACGCATACTGAGCCATGTGTAGGGCTTCGTTAACCTCTGCGATTGACTCGTTATAACTCTTGCCTGTTTCTAGGGAGATAGCTGTAGCAAACTGATCTAGATCTCTTTCTAAGATCTTAGCAACCCTGAATAAGTATTCAGCTCTATTAACCCTGCTGAGATCTCTCCAGTCATCAGATGCATTTCTAGCTGCCTCACACGCTTCATTAATTTGCTGTGATGGAGTTTGCGGGAAGGCTCCTATTTGCGAACCATCGCAGGGGTTAGTGTTCTTGACATCGCCGCCTGAGTTCCACCAAGTTCCGTCGATTAAATTTTTCCCAACGTAGTTTGTAAAATACATATTAACCTCCAAGGTAATCTTTCATTAAGTTTCCTACGGATTCGTAAGAAAACCTTTCCGCACTTTCAATGCCTACCTGCCTATCTATCTTGTCTCTTTGTTCGTAATAGTAACGCATAGCACTTTTAATCCCTCCCTCGCTAGGGTCAAACCATTGCTCCCTCCCAGTAAACAATGTGGGGAATGGTGAGTCGGTGCAGTCGCATACATCAAAGAACCCTTCAACAAGAGTCCCTTTATTTATGTCTGGATCTGTTCCTATGAACTCTTTAGGGCCTCCAAAGTTGCTACATATTGGGGTTTTACCGTAGCACATCGCGTCAAAAGATGGTATAGACCAAGCCTCTCCATGAGATGGGCAAACAAAGCAGTCGCCATACTGGTGCAACGCCCTAATCCCCTCCTCTGGAATCTGCTCTGATATAATAGATTCTGTGTGGTAGGACTCAATCGACTTATACATTCTTAATTCTTGCTTAACTTGATTACACATGTTGACAGCTAGCTCACGCACTTGTTGTGGTGAGTGGCCGAATTTCCAAAGCTTTAGAACTAGTCCTACTGGCTCAGACCTGTCAAATTCGCTGTGAAAACACCTAACGAGTGAGCGTAAGTTTTTCCTGTCGTTCATATCTCCTATATAATAGAACTTGAACTTGTCGTCCAGACCCTCTATGGAGACCGGCTTAGTGGGGGCCTTGTATTTTCCTAGGTCACAGGTGTGCGGAACGGTCTTGATACGTTCACTGTCTTCAAACAATCCGTCCTTTGTGAGTATATTTTTAAGGTCGCTGTTCGGAACCCACACTTCGTCCATTTGCTGCAAGTAGTTGAACCAAGCATTATCTTTGATGCTTAGGCTTTCGCTTTCAAGGAGGGCTATGTTTTTCTTGAAGCCGGAAGTTCCAATTAAGTGATGAGGGAGAACGTGCTGAATACAGACATCACAGTCCTCAAGACTCTTGCCTTCAAACTGTTCTATTTTCTTGGGAATATCCTCTCTGGGGGATTGGGTTAAAGGTATATTTCTTGCGACCACATCAATACCAACTGTGTCCATAGCAAGCATGTGGCCGATGGCTGCGTCAGACCAACCGCCAAACTCCCTGTAGTGGCCTATGTATAAAACTTTCATTAACCAACTCCTTGATTGTTGAGATCATACCTTCTTTGCTCCCACATATTTCTCCTATTACAGAGGTTTGACATGTGGTTGTGGGCAATCTCAAGGTTGTATGGGTTTCTAACATTCTTACCCTCAAAAGCTGCCGAACTTTCATTAAAGTACATACCTCCAGTTGTTTGCGTAGTACTGTGATACGTGAGGTCTCTAATCAGTCTAGACTCAAAGTATGTATTTAACCGCTCAGGTTCACAAAGAACATCTGTTATTAACCATTTACTCAACTGTGCTGGGGTGGCGTTGTCTGGAATAGGGTCTGGCATGGGTGCCGGGTTTTTAATCCTTGGTGGAGACTTCCAAGTCATCTCTTCGGGAATAATTTCAACGCTATCAAAATAGTTTTCCCACTTCTTCCCGCTGATATCCCACTGGTAATACTTCTCGAAAGCCTGCCTACACTTGAAGCCCATTTTCCTGCGAACACTCTTGGGTTGTTCAAAGAACTCTGCAAACTTTTGTGCTGCCAAGTCGTTATCTGGAACTGCCCTTAAGCACCCTGTTTCCAGTTCCTTGTATAAAGCCTTTGGTTTGATTGGAACCCCTTCGAGCTTTCTAAGAACACTTTCCATGGCTGAGTAGTCTGTACCCATGACGGGCACGCCGCAAGCTGCTGCTTCAACCTGTGGAAGTCCAAACCCTTCGCAGTTTGCGTACTGTACATACACATCAAAAAGATTCATTATGGCGGCTAAGTCTTCGTATTCAACCCCATTCTTTACGCTAGTGAGTGTAGAGCCAAACTGACCCGTAAAGGGCGACTGAGCTACCGCCCCCTTGAACAGGGACGGGAATGGTTTTCCTGTCTGTCTACATACATATGTAAATAATACGTGTGAGGAAAGTTCATACTCTTGTAGTAACTCTGGGATATCCCAACCCAAATCTGGGTAGCTTGTGTGGCAATACAGTTTATAGTTTTTGTCTTCCGAATTATCTAAAAATTTCTTGAACGCCTCGAATAGGTCTGGGTAAAGCTTACGCCTCTGGTTACGCATCACGGTGCCAATAATTTTGGTGTCCGGGTCGATGCCAACAGCCACCTTGTGCGCATCCTTGTCTTCTACCGGCGCGTATGCTGGATGGGCAGAGGGTGGGGACGATCCGAGGTAGTTGATTTTACCACCAGATTGATCTTCTAACACACCACCAGCCCAGTCAGAGTAAGTAAAGCAGGCGTCTGCTGAACTGTATGTGGCTATCCACTGGCGAGCTTGAGGTCTAGCATCAACCGTTGGCATGATAGCCCACCTAAAGAACCCTCTGTAAGGAGATCTTTCAACAAAGTCGAGCATCCAAAAGTCTCGAATGTCACAGACAACATCTGGCTTGAAATCTAAGCATACATGTTCAAAGATGTGTTCACCAAACTGCATAGTGGGACTAGAGTTATACTGGTCGTGCTCCTCTTGCGTACCCTTTGGTTCGTTTTCTGTGTTTGGTTGCACACCGTAATACTTCCAAGGCAGAGAGAGTCCTCTAGGGTCGCTCCGTTCACCGTAACTAGCCAGCTCTGCTAGTTCATATTTACCTGTAGAATGCAGGTATTTAAGAGTTTCTCTGGCATATGTAGCGTATCCCGTGTTCAGAAACGTAGCTTCGCTACAGAAGAGTATCCGTTTTTTTCGCATTATTTATTCCTGATCAAAGGGTTCCGTAGTGTCAAATTCGTTAACTCTGAATATTACATCCCTACTACCCTTTGCGGAATTCTTTGCTGTCGCATGAACATGTATCTTTGAACCTTTGCTGAATAGGCTACCTATGGTTTCAGCTCCGGTGTGCCAAGCTTCACACCTTATGTATGTTGGTATCCTGCTTTTTTCGCCGGTGCTTTTGGTGGTTCTATATGTATATGTAACGAGAGTAAATTCTGCACGACTGACTCCACTGTCAGCCTTGGATAGCTTGGGATCTTCGACGAGATACCCTGTAAAAGAACATAGATTCATAAAATTTAAGCCTCTCTAATGTAGACGGTCAGAATTTGTGTGAAAAAGCTATCTTAATATTTTAGCCACGACAGGTGTATAAAACACATTAAATTTCATATATTTTATCAACAATAAAAGAATTGTCGTTTCTTGCTACAGACCCGCATAGCACTAGATTGTTGCCTTCGTATAATATATACTTATGTTTATCTCTGGTGTCTGGAAATGTTATTACACTATCAAGTGAGCATGTGTCGTCCTCTACCGTGAGAAACGCCATTTGCCTACCCTTTGAGTCGCCTTTAGTTATGCGGTAATCTGAAACCCTCTTGACGTGTACGCATATGCATAGGCCTGATCCAGTCTTGCCATTAACTATTTCCTTGCATGTTGTGTTGGCCGCTGAGGTATCCGAACTTTCCACCTTAGACATACTTATGGGACATCCAAGCAGTTTAGTTTCTTGGTCAATAACCCAGCCCGGATCATCGTTTAGGTCGTAAGGAGGATTTTGTAGTAAGCTTAACTCATTGAGTATGAGTTGACTTCTGTCTACACGATGCGTGCCGCCGCCTTCCTTTTTTAAGGGTGCCAGATCTTTAAGACAATCTTCTAGGGTCTTCCATCTTTTCTTTGGGTAGTTCTCAGTAACCCATTTGACTTCCGCCTTCGTCAGGGTTCTGTATATATTGTATTGATACAGAGCTTGGTTTCTGGTAATCTTATCGCTGAATCCTCTGAAGAATCCTACTGAGCAGAGGGCTTTGAACGCTGTAGAGTTTACAGTTGGCGAGAAATGTACAAGTATCTCCATCCAGCTCAAGTCTTTCAGCGGTTTTCCTAGATTGTCTTTCAGTGCCTGTACCGCCACAAGCACCTTGTCTCCAGTCTTTCCTGCGAGTGACTTGATATCTTTGATGCCAAAGTAGATTTTACCATTTCTTATGTTGAATTTCTCAGCAAAGTTGGTGATGTTCGGAGCTTTGGTCTCTAGGTCAAATAGCTTGGCTTCGGATACAAGTTCGTATATCTCTTCATGCGGGTTCTGCTTCTCGTTGGCATAGTACATGTAGGATAGGAAGAACTCACTGGTGTTCGTGGCTTTGTAATATGCGCTCCAGTAAGAACACATTGCATAAGCAACAGCGTGTGACTTATTAAAAGAGTATCTGGAGGACTTCTCAATCCAACTAAAGATTTCCTCAGCGACTTCGCTGGTAACCAACCCTTTGCTTTCAGCGCCCTCTAGAAAGGACTTTTTTACTTGGGCCATGAGGCCAGCCTTCTTTTTACCGATAGCTTTTCGTAAAACGTCTGCCTCTTGCAGGTTGAAGTCAGCAATTTTCTGGGCTATACGCATGGATTGTTCTTGGTATACAAGCACTCCATAGGTTGGCTTAAGTATTTCCTCAAGAGACTCATCTAAATAAGTTACCTCTTCTATGCCCCTCTTGCGATCAATGTACCTCTGGGTCATAGACTTGCCGTCCTGAATAGCCTTTAAGCATCCGGGTCGGATGAGGGCTATCAATGCTGCTAGCTCCTCTATGTTTGTGGGCTTAAGCTTCTTCGACCAAGATCTACCTAGATTGCTCTCAAGCTGGAAAATTCCTTTTGTTTTTCCCTCACTAAAGAGACTCCAAGTTTCTGGAGAGTTGTAGTCTATCCCAGTTCTTTCTTTAGATATAAGAGTTTCCATCTGCAAATGCCTTATCTAAGCTCAAATTTTGGTATACTGCTCTATGTGTTTTCATGAATTTAATCATGATGTTAGCAGTATCCTTAACATCCTGAAGCGCGTCATGCGCATTCTCCTTACTCATCCCCATCCTGTCACGAAGAGAATCCATGCTAATAGATCTGATAGATGGGTCTCCCTCAGTCCACATGAATACATTATCCATAACATCTATTTTGAAGATGGGGTTAAACAACTTTTGCTGACACCTGTCGTTATCGTAAGGTCCGTACTCTTTACATAACCTATTGATGATAACCATATCAAACCCGATGATGTTAAACCCAGCGGGGATTGGGGCAAACCATGAGGTTCCCTTCCAGTTATGCTGTTCAACAAACTGTACAAACTTCTTCCACACAGACCTGATGGTCGGGGCTTTTTTTAGAGCCTCTCTGGTCTTGCCTGTGATACGAAGAGCCTCGTCTTCAACAGGATCTACTCCCGCTTCAATCGCCTTCTTCTCGCTGAGAATTGGCCTGATCTCGCTGTTGAACGTACCCTTTAGGCGCAAGTTTCTACCGTCTAAGGCTATGGCGGCTAGCTGGGTTGGTTGGGTTTTGTGTGGGTTTCTAGAACCAGTTTCAAAATCAAATACAATTATGTCTTTATTAGACATTTCAAAGTCTCCTGTTAGTTACAAAATTAGGTTTGGTTTATGAGATCCTTAACTTTCATGATCTTATCGAGAAGGTTGATACCAAGAACATCGAATTTAACGTGGCCCAAGCTTTCTAGGTCAGACATTTCCAGACCAGCTAATTTTTCATCCTTGTTCCTTTGTTTAACCATAGGGCATACCAGCTTAAGCTTGTCTCTGGAAATAACTACGCCTGCTGGATGCTTACCCTGCGACTTGAAGGTTCCTTCCATTCTGATTGCTTGGTCAAAGAACTCTGCATAGTCTCCATCTAGGTCTCCGTGGTCGTTTATAAAACAGAAGTCCCTGAGTTCTTCTGGGTTGTTGATTAGTGCCCAACGAATGATAGATCTATCTTCTTCATCCATCTCTTGCAGTTGGTCTGAGATGTCTGCCTCGTTGGGGAGGCTCTTGGTGATCTCGTTCATTTCTCCAAATGAGCATGCCTCATTTATTCTAAGAACTTCCTTTAATGCGCTACGCCCCTGTAGTCTACCAAAGGTAATCATTTGGCTAACGTTCTCGTGACCGTACTTGTCTTTTAGGTAATCTATGATTTCGTCTCTCTTCTTTCCGGGTACGTCTATGTCAATGTCGGGAAGCGAGATGTGACCTTCTGTATTTCTTCCGCTGTTGTAGAACCTTTCAAATAGAAGATCATATTCGATTGGGTCAATCTTAGTGATTCCCATTAGGTAAGATATGAGGCATCCGGCTGCTGACCCTCTACCCGGACCAGATAACCACCCCTCGCTGTTTACGAAGCGTATAATATCCCACACAATAAGAAAGTATCCGAAGAGGTTAGCCTCTTTAATGACACCTAGTTCTTCACGAAACCTTTCAGCGTAATGAGCTTCAGATTCCTCAGAGTCTAGCTTGCCAGAGTCAAGCAAGTACTGCTTCCAACCCTCTCGACAAAGACTCTTCAGCAGATCCTCCTCGCTTTCGCCTGTAGGTATTGGAAACTCCGGCAGCATAGGTTTACTGAGTATATCATACTCTTCACATTTCTCAACTATTTCTATGACGGAATTTATCTGTTCATCTGAACATTCGTCTAATAGTACCTCTGTCACCTCACGTCTATCCGGTAAGTGAAAAGTTTCATGACTAAAGAACTTCTCAAATGTCGGATCGAAATCGCCAGACTTCAGGCTTTTCTTCGCCTTGGGGAGCGTTGTCTTCAGGTATGAACACAGTAGCACTCTATGCAGAGGGGCATCCTCTTTGTCGCAATAATAAGTTGGGCTTAGTGCTGGGGACGTAACATAGGAGTCTTTACCTAGAATGGGGTAATACTTATCCGCTATGCAGATAAGATTTCCCTCTTGAAAGACCTTGTAAGAAAGCTCTGACGGGATGTTGCCATCTTCGTCAAGCAGAGACACTATCTCGATTAGGTTCAGCCAGCCGTCTTTATTCTTAGCGATCAACGTGTAGCTGTCAAAGGAACAGCCAATAATCGGCTTGATATTATGCTTCTTGCAGGCCTGATAGAAAGACACTGCTCCTGAGATAGATTTATAGTCAGCTATGCCGCAAGCCTTGTACCCGTTTTCTGAGCACTTCTTTGCGAGCTGTTCTGGTTTAGAGAAACCTTTTAGTAAACTATAATGCGTATAGTTATGAATGGGAGACCATTCCATTTGCAACTTTTCCTTTTTCAAATCATTTTGTCCTCACTCTATTATAGCAAGTGACGACGTTCAAAGCACTTTTATTTTGCGAGAGTTACGCTTTCCCCCTGAGTTTCTGACTCTCTACGCTTGTTTGCTCGGCACCCTTCGCACATTTCTATGTGAGTCCCTGCATGCATACCGTGTATGTGCTCAATACCAAGGACTCTTTCCATTAGGACAGTTCTCTCCTGATGCCCCTGAAAGTGCATAGCATTCATTTGTGACATGATGCCCATCTCTACATCTGAAGGGTCTTCTGTCTGGTGCCTGATGTGCTCAATTGTGCGTAAGTTCAGTCCTATATTTGTACCAAGGGCAGCAAGGACGATAATTGCGAACCATATTTTCACCGACTTCATAGCTATTTCTCCGTTAGAATAACTTACTTATTACATGTCCTGAATTTGCTATCCTCATTGGTCTTCCGCTGTTGCTTGTGAATGTGGTGTCTAGGGATATCCCTAAGCATTTACATACGGAAGCCATGATGTCCTGTGAGGTATGCGGCTCGGTCTCTACAGTTGTTCCATTTTTGTCGGTCTCACCTATTGCTAAGCCGCCGTTGATGCCTCCACCACCCAGAGCCACGCTCCAGCTCCTTGCCCAGTGGTCTCTACCGGTATTCTGGTTGATTCTAGGGGTTCTACTAAACTCCCCCATCCATAGAACAACTGTATCTTCTAGCAGGCCCCTCTGTTCTAAATCTTCAAACAAAGCGCTCATGGCTCTGTCTAGTATAGGGAGCTTGTTATCACGTAATGTACTGAAAATATTCTGATGATTATCCCAGCCGCCGAAGCCAACCTCTATAAATGGGACTCCAGCTTCTACAAGTCTCCTAGCCATTAGGCAACCCTTACCAAAGCTATTGTCTCCGTATCTTTCAAGAACTTCGCTAGGCTCCTGAGAAACTTTTAGAGCATCCATCTGTTGGCTGGTAAGTACATCAAACGCTTTCCTCAATACCTTCTGATGCTCTTTTGGTAGAGACCCTCTGTTGGAATTGATGAAATTATTTTCTATGAGATCTAGAGTGTACATCCTTTGGTAGAATCTTTCGTCTACTTTTATATCTAGATTTCTGACTCTACCATCACTGTTTACAACAAAGGGGGAGTATTGAGAACCCAAGAACCCAGCTCCAACGCTAGCCCCGTTCACTGAAATGAACTGAGGAATCTTAAGGTCGTCTCTCTGAATCTGTTTAGATATTACTGACCCATAGCTTGGGTGTTCCATGCGTGGATTTGGAACATAACCCGTATGCATGTAATACCTACCACGCATGTGGTCAGCTTCCCGTGTGCTCATGCTCCTAACTACAGATACATTGTGCATCTGTTTGGCCATCATAGGCATGTGTTCACATATCTGCAAATCGCCGGTGGTGGATATGGGCCTGAAAGGACCGCCAGTTGTTGCTCCGGGCTTTAAATCCCAGATGTCCATAGTAGAAGGGCCACCGCCCATCCATAGCAGGATGGCAGACTTCCTCTTCTTTTTAATCTCCTCAGACCTAGCTTGCAGTATATCCACAAAGGGAAGCGAAGCAAGCCCTGAAACAAATCCACGTCTAGAAATCATACTTCGTCAGCCTTGCCTTTATAAACTAGAGAAACCCCATCCTTCTTGTAGTTACCCATTCTACGGTAAGTGAACACTTCTCCAGTCCTAGGGTTTTCGTATTTGAATGCCGCCTTGGCACCGTGTTCTTCATACCAGTCTTGGAATTCTTCCATGTTTTTGCCCGGCATGTATAATGTTTTTCCATCGCCACTCTTGTGGGAGTGACTGCCAGAGAGGCCGATTTTTTCAGCCATCTTGTCAGCTTCTTCCTTTGATGTGAATACATAGTCCTCCATCGAGCCAGCTTCGTGTGACTTGCTCTTATGTTTTTGGACATGATCCTCTATGGCATCAAGGTATTTTTGCTTTTTGTTAGGTCTCATTGATATTGTAACCTTCCTGCTATTATATTTTTAACTGACAAGTTCCTTGATTGGCTCTCTGTGATCCAATAGGTACTGAGGCCTTCCGGTTCTGTCTAATAAGGTGGTTGACATTGTGTCAATACCAAGAGCGCGATACATTGTGGAACACACCTCTTGGATATGTACGGGTCTTGATTCTGGAACTTCGCCAAGCCTGTTCGTTTCCCCAATGGTTTGACCATGGTTGAAACCGCCGCCAGCAAGAAGGGCACATGACACTTGAGGCCAGTGGTCTCGTCCACCGCCCTTGTTAATCTTAGGTGTTCTTCCAAACTCTCCCCAAACAACAACCAGCGTGTCGTCTAACATTCCACGGTTGTCAAGATCTGTTACTAGGGCTGAAACGCATTGGTCTAGCTTTGCACCATGATCTCTTACGAGGTCGAAGTTTGATCCGTGGCTATCCCAGCGACCATAAGATAACGTAACAGACCTAGCGCCAGCTTCAACAAGCCTGCGGGCCATGAGGACATGCTCGTTAACAGTGGGCGCTCCATCATACTGAAATTTAAACGGCTTTCCATCGCCGTACATTTCCCTTATCTTTGGGTTTTCTTTGGAAATATCTAAGGCGTCAACCAGAGCGCTGGATGTCAATACACCAAAAGCTTCTTCTGTAAACGTGTCAGTAGCTATTGCCTTGTCTATAGTTTCCCTTACGCTGGAGAAACCGGCGAGTAAATCTTTTCGGCTTCTAAATCTATCTACATCAAGATTAAGCTTGAGGTCTTTCATCATTTCGCCGTTGGGCTTGAAGGGCTTATGTGTTTCCCCTAGATATCCAGCTCCGCCAGCTTCAGACCAAGGTCCGTGCTGAGTCTTATCCGCTAAACCAACAGCTACTGGAACGGCTGGGTCAACTGGGCCTAGAATTTTAGATGCGCATGCTCCAATGGCTGGGTAGCTCGTACCGGAAACCATCTCTTTTCTGCTCCAGCCCGTGACGCATTGATGTCCGTCGTGACTACCGTCAGAGCCAACTATAGACCTGATAGCAGTGAACTTATCAAACATAGAGGCTATCTTAGGGAAGCATTCTCCTATCTGGATTCCATTTACAGCGGTTGAGATTGGTTTGAAAGGCCCCTTTACCTCTGACGGGGCTTCTGTTTTAATATCCCACATGTCTTGATGCGGTGGGCCTCCACCTAGAAAGATGTTAATCACAGCTTTGTGTGATGTTCCCAGCCTATCCTGTGCGTACATGACTTGAGGCATTGATAACATGCCAAGACCGCCAACTGTCAAAAAGCTTCTTCGGGACAAGGTTAGCATGGTTATATTCCTTTTACATAATTAAATCTGCGATAACTTTTCCACCGTCCACGATCTCTATCGGTCTGTCACCGGGAGCCATTAGCTCCTTGTCAGAAACTATACCAAGTCTATCGTAAATAGTAGATGCCCAGTCTTCTATGTTGACTGGGTTTTCTTCTGGCTCACTAGCGGTTGCGTTGGATGTGCCGTATGTCATCCCGCCTTTAATTCCACCGCCAGCAATAATTGTGCTGAATACTTTAGGCCAGTGGTCTCTGCCAGCATTGGCGTTGATCTTTGGAGTTCGTCCAAACTCAGAAACAACACATACTAATGTGGAGTCAAGCATACCTCTATCGCTTAAGTCCTCTATGAGTGTTGAGAAACCCTTGTCAAAAGCTGGTAACTGGCTCTTCATGCTTCCCGCTATATTGTTATGCATGTCCCAGCCACCATATGTTAAAGTTACAAATCTAGTGCCAGCCTCTACTAGTCTTCTTGCTAGTATCATTCTGGCTCCAGCGGTATTTCTTCCATACTTATCTCGCAACTGATCTGGTTCTTTATTGAGATCAAACGCCTCACTAGCTTTGACATCACCTATCAGGCTGTACGCCCTTTGGTAGAATGAGTTGACTGCATCAATAGAGTCTGCGGATTGTTTGGAATTAAAGTCTGTATTAACTATATCAAGAACTCTTTGCCTACGGCTGAATCTCGGGGCAGGCACTGGAGTTTTCAAATCACGAACTTGGAAATTTGAACTAGCCGGATCAGAACCTAAAGCGAAACCTGCGTAAGAGCTGCTTAGGTAGCCTGTACCAGCGTATTCGTTTGGCTGGTTAGGTATGCATACATACGGTGGAAGGTTGTGCCTAGGCCCGAACTCATGCGAGACAACGGAACCCATAGATGGGTACTGAAGTGCTGGACTGGGGCGATAACCCGTGAACATGTTGTGTGTTCCACGTTCATGAGCGGCTTCTCCATGAGTCATGCTGCGGATAATTGATATCTTATCAGCAATCTTAGACGTATTGACAAGAAGCTCACCAAGCCTAGTACCGGGAACGTTAGTCTCAATACTACCCAAAGGCCCACGATACTCAATGGGGGCAAGTGGTTTCGGGTCTAGCGTCTCTTGATGAGCCATTCCTCCGGGCAAGTATATAAAGATTACACTCTTAGCCGGTCCCTCCTTGCTCTCGTAAAACTTTTGGTCGCCCCTCGCAAAGGATATTCCCAATCCCCCCAACACTCCCGCCTGTAAAAAAGATCTTCTTAACATATTATAGTATAACCTTTCCTTCTCCCTCTAATAGGTATCTAGGTCTTCCGCCCTGATCTGTTCTTTGGATTTCCTTGGGGATACCGAAGTGATCAAACAGGGTGGCTGCTACGTCTATTGGCCCAACCTTGTCTTCGGTTGGTACGTAAGCTTTGTCCGCTTTGCCAATAACCCGACCATGGTTGTATGCTCCACCAGATAGCAGCATGGGGGTAATCGAAGGCCAGTGGTCACGCCCAGAATTGCCATTGAGTCTGGTTCTTCCAAACTCACCCGTAACTACCAACAGTGTATTTTCAGACATGCCGCTCTGGTATATATCCTTAACAAAGGAAGAAAGAGCCTTGTCAAGAGGGGGGATCTTACCCTCTAGCGCATTCTTTATATTGCTATGCATGTCCCACCCACCGTAGTGAACCGTAACGAACTTGGTGCCAAATTGAGCAAGCCTGCGAGCCAGCAACATCTGATCACCAATGCCTCCCTTACCATACATTTCCCGCATGGCTTCAGGTTCTTGGTCGAGATCGAAAGCGTCCTTGGCATTTCCAAGAATAACATTGTACGCAGTGTTGCCAATCTTGGTAAACGAATCCGCATCTTTAGAGCGAATCTTGTCTAGACTATCCAGAGAGCTTAGCAGGCCTTTTCTTTCCTCAAAGCGAGCAATAGGAATTCTAGGCGTTAAGTTATCCTTGTTGGACGGATCAAAGGGTTTATGTGCCCCGCCTAAAAATGTTGGCTGTTCACCTTCAATCTTGCCTTGTTTTACGTAGGCTGGCATACCATTTGTTGGATGGTTAGAACCAAATACCGCAGAGGCAATAGCTCCATGACCCGGATATTCAGAGTCAGCAGTATTCTCTCTCTTAGGATTGCGATGACCGGTCATCATCCAGTGTGTGGCCTGCCTGTGAGAAGAGTCTCCGTGAGAGAAAGAGTTTACGGCAGTAAGATGGTCACCCTGTTTAATTAATTCTTTAAATAAACCACCAAAAGCCAACCCGTTCTTATGGGTTACCTTGCCAGTTACTGGCCTGTGGGTGTCTGGGACTGCCTCTGTGGGAGCGTGGAAGGTCTCGAACTGTGTCGGGCCTCCGCCTAGCCATACCCACACCACTGACTTTTGGCTTGGGAGAACAAACTCTTCCGCAAACGCCTCGTCAGAGAAGGGTAGAACGCTCAATCCTGCTCCAATTCCGCCAACTCTAAGAAAATCTCTTCTGTTGAAATCTAAATCCAGCATATCAGACTCCTAATACTATACTAATTTTATTAACCCGGAGCATTATAATAACCTATACTAAATCCTTCTTTAGTACATTCTTTTACGGTCTTTTCCATACCATGTTTGTTAAGGTGCTCCTCTATATATATACACATATTCTTGTCTGAACCCTTCCAGTTATTTTTATAATAATGACAGAGCTTGGTACACTTCCAGTGGTTCCTTGCTTTGGATAAGGGTCTAGGGGTGTTGTTTCTTTTAATTGACTCGAAAGTTTCCCTGAGCATCTCTTTGAACTTTGCTCTGTCCTTGCTATCAAAGCACATAGAGAATGGTCCACCGTCTTTTATGTAAAAAATAGTCATTATGGACTGTTCGTACTCTGGAAAAAGCTTGGATATAGCATAATTGTACAGCAACAACTGTGGATCTTTACAAAGTTTTTCGTAAGTCTTCTCTTCTCCAGTAGCCCAGTCAAGCCTTCGTCCAGTTTTCCAGTCAATTACCTCTATTATACCATCTTCTGCTTCAGTTACAAGGTCTATAGTGCCTTTGATTGCAAGATTTCCTTTAATCACTTCCCCATCAGGCATCTCATATTCGTACTTAGCCCAGTCTTCATCTATCTCTATGTCAAAATGAGGCTCTGAAGCCACTACATTTCTGGTTCTTGGGTCAAACTGGCCCTCATTGTATTCAAATACCACCCACACTAAGTCTAGGCAGTTCTTCCTGTCCTTGTCTGTGAATTTATTCTTGGAGTCTTTAATATAATAATCGAAGCTGCGATCTAGCAGATCAACCACAAAGAAGTCATCCATAAACTTATCCTTGTGTATTTTAACCTCCCCTAATGCGTCATCGTCTGACTTGAGGAACTTCCTACTGGGGTTGTCTTGCTTAAACTTCTTTAGGTCTGCAAGTACCTCCATTACTTTATGGACTATAGTTCCAAGCTCAGCCTTCTTACCGCTATCGGTTTGATAGCCAAGGACGTATGTCAGAAAATACTGCATCTGACAAAAGGAATAATTATTATAGCTCGAACTTCTTATATAGGTGACTAACATATTTACCTCAAAAACAAATTATTGTAAACTTCATCATACATTGGTAGGCATTCATTGAGAGGCTTGTTATTTTCTACAACTGCATCAAAGTTACTCCAATCAAAATTTTCTTTATCGAGTCCGCACTCACTGGCGTGACAGTCGTCAAACTTTCGTCTTGTGAGTCTAATAACCTTTCCTCCAGCATCCTGAATAGATTTTACTTCATTTGGAAATCTGACATCAGCTATAATTGAAAGCGCTGAACCCTCAGATTTAATCCTACGAATTGCATGATCAACGTGAACTGTTCCATGCATACTACGCATAATATCTGTACCGAAGAATTGCATGAACTCACGGGATGTCATGGGGCCTGTTTTGTTTTCGTTTGAAGGCATGTTCTCCCACAGTAGATGAGGTATCTTCTCATTCTTTCTGTCGTCTGTACCGTAAACCTGATCCGGCTTAAGGCCAAAAAAATCAACGCATAGATTTTTAAGCCCATCAGCAAAGCTGTACATTTTTACGTATGGCCATATCTCTCTCTCAGCGTACTGAACAAAAGAGATGTCCTTCCTACAGACATCGAACTCTCCCCACCCATACTTACCGTTTGAATCTTGCGTCTCAATAACAAGACTTCCCGTACCCTCTTCGATGTAGAAATCTCTAGCAAGCTTGAGATCTTTTAAGATGTTGCCGTGTATGTAGTTAGCAGTTGTGTTTTTACCTGACTGCTTCTTGCCCGATATGCCCAGTATCCTAGCCATACAAATTACCTCCAACTTGAGTCAATATTTTAGATTCAATCAATTCAACTGGCATATCGCCTATGTCTTTGCTCGTCATTCTTGGGAAAATTAGATTGAACATTCTGCCCAACCTTCTCTGTATATCAGTCTTCGCTTCTCTACCGGCCTGATCGTTGTCGGTGAGTACTACAAGTGTTGTAACTTCGCTGCTTGTCAGCTTATGTACCTGTTGTTCTGTTAGAGTCTTCCCGAATATGCTAACAGCGTTATTAACACCAGCTTCATAAAGCCTCCATACATCCCCCTGCCCTTCAGTCACAAAGAGGCATGAGGTTGACGTTGCCACATCTACAGCCCGGTGGTAGTTGTAGAGGAACATCCTTTTATCAAAACCTTTTGTAAATAAAAACTTAGGCTTCATGTAGTGCTTAGTTGTTCTACCTATATGAGCTACAATCTCTGACCCATCATCGTTGTGTATCGGTATGAGGGATCTGTTATGCATAGGTGAAGATTTGTCAACGCAGTCACCAACTTCAAAGTGTAGTAGTGTTGACTCGGCAAAACCTCTTGTTTGGAAGTATGGCGAAGGGTGTATTACATTATACCTGACGCCAGTAGTTTCTGACAGCTTATTATTCTGGAACTCGGTATTATTTCTAAATATGTTTACCAGCTTTACAAAATCATCTGGCTCCTCAGCCTTTTCTACCTTGATGTCATGGCTGTCTATGTTTAACACCTTGCACACCCAAAGCAAAGCTTCTTTGAAGCCGACAGGCTCACCCGTCGATTGGGACAACACTCCCTGTATTAATCCAAATATATCGTTACCGTAGTCTTCTTGGCAACCTCTAGTCCAGCATGTCCATATCCTCTTATCTTTAGAAAGAGAGAAGGCTCGGCAGTTGTCGCTACCTTCGTGTATTGGGCACGTTGAGTATATATTGTCACCAAGAATCTCGTATGACATGTCTAAGTTGCTTAGTACTAATTCAATATCTTTAAAGATAATTGATTTAACCTTCTTCAAGTCCATCATCTGCAATATTTTCCAACGCTTCTTGACTTATCAAACCAGTATCTCCAGATGGCTGGTTGTTGAATTCATTTCTAGTTTTTAGCTCCAGCAGCTTGGCGTGCTCACCAACCATATTCATATTTATATAGTCGCCGTCGCTTAAGCCTGCCCCGTGTCTGGATACAATGGGGACAAGTTTCCTGTTTCCAGCCTTTACGCCATCTTCAGCAAGCTCTTCGGCAGACTTTAGTTTGAATATACTGAAGGATGTACACAGCCATATGAGTCTGTCTGAGCCACTAACGGTTGCAGTGGTCTCGGAAGTAATCCCATCTCTGTTTAGCTGGACAAATGACAAGCATGGGAAGTCGTATTTAACGCAAAGGTTATGTAACGATGTGATTTGGAAACCTAGAGCTTGGTACTCTTGAACATTGTGCGTTATGGAGTTGGATGTCATTAGCTTAAGGTAGTCGTAGATAACAACGCACTCATTTGTTCTTCCATATTCGTCTGTGCCAACCTCCTGCATTATCCATCTTTTAATGATGTTTAATATTTGTTCAAAAGGCTTTCCCGCTACTGATGTATAGCTATATGGTATAGACTCTATATGTTCTACAGCTTCACTAACTTTCTCAAGCTTTTCATCGTCATCGGAAAACTTTCCGGTTGCTATTTCGTTGATAGGTATACCGCTAAGATTGGCAATGATTCTATTGAGGTGGTCTTCTTTCGACATTTCTGTGTCTAGCATTAGCACCGGCACCCCGTTGGACGCAACGTTTAATGCTACATTGTCAGCGAAAACACTCTTGCCGACCTTTGGTCTTGCCGATACAAG